GGTGCTCGCGGTAAGCAGGCCACGCTGATAGCGATTACTACTGCTGGTGTGAAGACGGAATCGCAGACCGGTAAGGACTCAATCGCTTACACACTCTACAACTACGGTAAAAAGATTATTTCTGGTGAGGAATCCGATGACACGTTCTATATGTGCTGGTATGAGGCACCTGCGGAGGCTGATCACAAGCTTGAGAGCACTTGGATGGCTGCTAACCCTGGTTTTGACGACATTGTTGCTAAGAGTGACTTCGAGAGTGCGGTAAAACGTACCCCGGAGGCTGAATTTCGTACAAAACGGTGTAATCAGTGGGTTTCGGCGCAACAAGCGTGGCTTCCGACGGGTTCTTGGACCAAATTGGCGCAAAATGTGGACATAGAAGCCGACGAAGACTATGTTTTGGGCTTTGACGGGTCTTACGCGAATGACAGCACCGCTATTTGCGCTGTAACCATCCCCAAAGAGGGTGAAAAGCCAAAAGTGAAGCTTGTGAAGGTGTGGGAGAAGGATTTTGACCGTGATGATGACACTTGGCGGGTAAATATCGAAGAAGTGAAGCAAACAATCATCAGTTATGTGCAAAAGTACCCTCAGTGTCGTGAAATAGCGTGTGATCCGTACCGTTGGGCGTCAATGATGCAGGATTTGGACGAAATGGACTTCCCAATCGTCGAATACAAGACCAACTTGCTCAATTTGATGATTCCGGCGACCCAAAAGGTGTTTGAAGCGGTCACCGAGGAGCGTTTGGTGCATGATGGCGACCCTGTGTTGTCACGGCACATAGATAACTGTGTTATCAAGATGGACCATCGTGGTCAGAGGGTCACGAAGGAGTCTGCAACGTCACGGAAGAAGATTGACGCCGCTATCGCGTTCATTATCGCCTATGACCGAGCAACAGCAAGTAGAATAGATGAAGGAGTGCCGGAGTTTTTCTTCTAAGGACATTATGTTAGTAAATGGGTTGCAAATCGGGGGCGCTGTGGCTATCAGTGCCGGTGTCGCTTTTATTTTCCCACCAGCAGGACTTATTGTTGCCGGTGCTTTCGCTATTTTGTTCGGTCTCAGTTTGGAGCGTAAGTAATGCTTGGTGATCTTTTCTACAGTGACGGTGAAGAGCGTGCGCTCTCTTTCCAAACCATTTGGGGTTCCGGTGACTTCCTCGAACTAGAGAACGAGTCTGGCACTGTCGTAAACCAGGAGACCGCTTTCCAGGTCAACGCCATCTTCTCCGCCGTGAGCCTCATCAGCGACACTATCTCCACACTGCCTATTGATTCTTACATTCGGTTGGATGGTCGTCGTAGTGCTTTCCGTCCCCGGCCCGCCTGGGTGACTCAGCCTGACGTTGACACCACCAAGGAAGCTTTCTACGGTGCCGTGATTGTGTCAATGCTGTTGGATGGTAACGCTTTCATTCGCGTGTATAGCAACCGTCGCGGTGAAATCAACAACATGGTTGTGTTGAACCCGCTTGACGTGACGATCCGCCGTAATGGTCTTGGACGTGTCATGTACGAAGTGAAGAACGAGTCACGCCCTGTCTCTGCCGACAACATGATTCACATTCCTGACGTGGTGCGCCCCGGAGCTATCCGTGGTGTGTCCCGTGTTGAGGCTCTCAAGGAAGACTTCGGTCTTGCTATCGCGCTCCGTAACTACGCTGCCCGTTTCTTCGGTGCTGGTGCCACCACTCAGGGCATCATCGAGTACCCGAACAAGTTGACCGCTGAGCAAGCCAAGAACTTGCAAGAAGGTTTCGACGCACGCCACAAGGGTTGGAAGCGTTCACACCGCACCGGTATTCTCTCCGGCGGTGCCTCCTACAAACCCACCTCGGTTGGTAACGACCAGGCACAGTTTATTGATTCACGTCGTATGGCTGTCGAGGATGTTGCTCGTGCTTTCAATGTGCCACCGCACCTGCTCGGTCTTCCCGGCACAAACACTTACGCCTCTGTGGAGCAAAACAACCTGGCTTGGGTTATCCACTGTCTGCGACCTATCGTGCAGAAGCTTGAGTCGGCGTTCTCGCCCCTCATGGCACGTTACCCTGGCGGAGAGACCGCGTTCGTCAAGTTCAACCTTGACGGTTTGCTTCGCGCAGACATCAACTCCCGCATGACCGCCTACAGCACCGGTCTTCTGTCCGGCTTCCTCACCATCAACGATGTGCGACGCCTTGAAGACCTACAGGCGATTGATGACCCGTCGGCTGACACGGTTAGGGTGCCCTTAGCTAACGTGAACGTTGCTGCTGCCACGTTGAAGGAAGAAACCGAGAAGGTGGATATGGCTCAGCGTCTTATCCAGGTTGGTTTCGATCCTGCGGATGTTTTGGACAAACTCGGTCTGCCTGCGATTGACCACACTGGTTTGCCGTCTGTGCAGTTGCAACCTACGGCGCAGATTGACCCGGAGGACCCTAACTCGGAGTACGTTGTCGAATAATGCCTATCTATAACAATCTGGTTACTTTGGGTGCAACACCGAGGTTGGTTGTGCCACCAAGGAACATGGGCCAGGAAGTGCATTTGCACAACATGACAAAAAGCTCGAATGAGTACATTCATGTTGGTGGCCCAGGTATTACCGTGAACAACAGTGTTCACATGGACCCAGGTGAGAGCATGGTAATTACTTTGGGGCCAGGGGATGATTTGTATGCGCTCTCAGACCCGTCTGGTTTGGAGTTGGGGATTTTGGCGGTGATTCAGGACTAATGCCTTATTACATTACTGATTCGGCTGAGGGTTGCTCGGGGTGGGCGACTATCAAAGAGGATGGCGAAGTGATGGGTTGTCACGACACGAAGGATGACGCTATCGATCAGGCGCTTGCGATTGCCGCACAGGAAGATTCTGAGTTCTTAGGTGAACGTGCCATGCCCGGTACTTTGAAGCCTGGTGACTTTGTTTCCTGGAAAGAACACGGCGAGACTTTCCAGGGCCGTATTCGTGAGGTTGTCAGTGCGGGCACTGTGGATGTTCCTGGTTCTGGTGTGCAGATTATGGGCACAGTGTTTGACCCTGCCGCGCTTGTGCAAATGTATGAGCAGGTGGACGGGCAGTGGACCGAGGCGTCAACCTTCCTGGGTTTGAAGTTCTCGCAACTCAGTGGCATCAGCGCACTCGTCGATGACGAAATGCCCGAGTTTGCTTTTGATGAACCTCTACTTGACGATGCACCTGATTCTGTTGATGAGAACCGTGAAGTCAATTTGTCTGCACCCGCTTATATGAGAGCCGCAGCCCGTCAAGGTTTGAAATATCACGAAGAAGGCTACTCGGGTGACGGGCTTGTGGATAGGACTGTCAGAGAAGCCCGCGCAATGGCTGAAGGTAATGTGACTGCTGATAAGTGGGTTCGTATTGCTGCTTGGATTGCGCGACACATGGACGACTTGGATGCACCTGACGCCAACCCTAGTAGTGATGGCTACCCGTCTGCGGGTGTTGTGGCTCACTTGCTGTGGGGGTCTGGCCCGTCGAAACGCGCCGCAACTCGCGCTATGGAATATGCTGAAGGCGTCGTTGCTAGACTTGAAGAAGAGAATCGACAGCTTGTAAACGTGGAGGCTAAAGACATGGCGAAGATTGAAACACGAACCAATAACACAAAGTTTGAGGTTCGTGAGCTTGACGGTGGCGGAATGACCTTCACTGGTTATGCCGCAGTTTTCAACGCACCTAGCCAACCGTTGCCATTCACAGAGCGTATCGCTCCCGGTGCTTTCAAGCGTTCGTTGCAGTCCCGCAACGATGTGAAACTTTTGTGGAACCACGACTCCGGTACGGTACTCGGTTCAACACGAGCGGGAACTCTCCGCCTCGAAGAAGACAACGTTGGTTTGCGTGTCTCCGCTGATCTGCCTGACACTCAGGCTGGACGCGACGCCGCCTACCTCATCAAGCGTGGCGATGTTGACGCAATGAGCTTTGGCTTCTCAGTTCCCAAGGGTGGCGATGAGTGGGTTTCCGCTGATGAGCGTGTACTCAATTCTGTACGTCTTTTCGAGACCAGCATTGTGGCATTTCCCGCGTATGAGCAGACCGCTGGTTCTACTGCTGTGCGCGGTTTGGACAAGATTGCTAAACGCGCCAATGTGGACGCTGACGCGCTTGCTGACGCCATGCTGAAGATTGAATCTGGTTTGGATTTGTCGGATGAGGAAGCACACTTGTTGACTCAGGTTGTTGACACGCTTTCCCCGAAGGCTGAAGAGCCTGTTGAGGAAACCAAGGATGACGAGATTGACCCGTCTATGCTTGAACTGAAGAAGAAGAAACTCGAACAACTCCTGAAGGGGATTTAGTTATGGCTACTAAGGCTGAAATCAAGAAGGTAATCTTGGATGTTGCGGGCAATCCCGAGTCTGGTCCTGTGAGGCAACTTGCTGACGCTTGGGCTGATGCGATTGTCGCCATTGATGCTCCTGCGCCCGCGCCGAAGGTTGAGCGTGAGGACGTAGAACCGATCAAAGAAACCCGAGTCTTTAAGGCCGCAGAGAAGCGGTAGCGGGTTTCCCCTCCCGTTCCCCCTTTCCGGGAGGGTCTTTTGTCCCCAAGTGTGATTACTGGGGTAAAATTAATGTATCGGTTGAGTGTTAGCACCGCCGTGTGAAAGTCTGCGTCAGCGCGACTGTATTTGTAATCACACTATAAGGAGACAAAATTGTCTGAGTTCGTAAAGTCTCAGCAAGAACTCCGCGCAAACCTTACTGCCCAGATTCAGGAATCCCTGGACAAGGCAGAAGAGCGTGGCGGTCTTGACCAGGAGACTCTAAACAAGGTGAACGCTCTTGAAGCTGACATCCGCGCCGCTGATGAGGCGATTGCTGTTGCACAGCGTCAGGAAGAGCGTAAGTCCGAGGCTGCTGAGGCTTCACGCGGTTATGTGCCCTCTGAAGAGGCTCGTAGCGAGAGTGACGTTCTTCGCGCCATTGGTATGGGAGAAATGCGTTCGCACACATTCGAGAAGCGTGCGCTCGTTACCTCCAGCAACACTGTTCCTGTTTCGTTCTACGACCAGGTTTTCCAGGTTGCACGTCTCGTTGGTCCCATGCTGGACACCTCCGAGATTTTCAACACCACTTCCGGTGAGGACATCACTGTTCCGACCATGACCGCGTACAGCACTGCTGCACTGGTCACTGAAGGTTCGGCTATTGCTGAGTCCGACCCCACCTTCTCAAGCATCACGCTGGGAGCCTACAAGTACAGCTTCCTCATCGGCGTCAGCAACGAGCTGATCGCAGATGCAGGATTCAACCTTGAGGCACTCCTCGCTGAGCAGGCTGGTAACGCTATCGGTTACACGGTTAACTCCGTCCTCACCACTGGTGACGGATCGAGCAAGCCTAACGGTATCGTGACCGCTGCTGGTTCTGGTGTCACTGGTGGAACCGCCGTTTCCGGTGCGTTCACTGCTGACAACCTCATCGACCTGGCTTACAGCCTTGACGGTGCAGCTCGTCGCCTGCCTGGTGTTGCTTACATGGCTAACACTTCTTCGCTCGGCGCAATGCGCAAGCTGAAGGACAACTCTGGACAGTACCTGTACCAGGTTGGTGTTGGTCAGCCAGACAGCTTTGCTGGATTCCCGATCTTCGAGAACCCCGCAATGGCCTCTGTTGCCACTTCCGCCAAGTCCGTTATCTTCGGACACCTGCCTTCCTACAAGGTTCGCATGGCTGGTGGCCTCCAGGTTGCGTCGAGCACCGACTACGCCTTCAACAAGGACCAGACCTTCTACCGGTTCTTGATGCGCGTTGATGGTGACCTGACTCACGCTGGTCACGTCAAGTACTTCGTGGGAGCTGGCTCCTAGTACTAGACGACACGCTGAAGGGCCGGGGTTGTGGGTTGCCCCGGCCCTTCTGTTTGCTAAGATTCCTGTTATGGGAAAAAAGGGGAATCCTGCTTTACAGGAGCAACTATCTGGTGCTGTCGGTATTTACTCGAACTCTTACGATGTGCCGACTGGGTATGGTCAACAGGTCAAATACCTGATTGACTTTCTGCTACGTCAAGGTTTGGACGTGGCTAACTTTTCTAACTTTGGTCTTGAGGGCAAGATTGATGTGATTCGCACACCTTATGGTGAGGCGAAACACTTTCCTCGTAGCTTGACTGGTTACGCACAGGACACCGCACCTTTGGACTTTATGATGTGGAGTAACTCGGTCAAAAAGAAAGACCTGTTCTTCAGCCTTTACGATGTGTGGGTTTTAGAGTCCCCTAAATACGATGAGATGCGTCAGATTTGGTCTTGGACACCTCTCGATCACATTACGATGCCGTCGAAGGTTGAACAGTGGTTACGCCGACCTAACGTGTTGCCTATCGCCATGTCACCATTCGGTCAAAGGCAAATGAATGACAAAGGTATAGACAACGTGTATATACCTCACAGTATTGACACGAAGGTGTTGAAGGAGAACTGGACACTCAGTAGTGGTGCTGATGTGCGCGACTATTGGAAGAGTCGTGACAAGTTTGTTGTGGGTATGGTTGCCGCGAATAAGGCTTCTGGGTTGATGCACCGTAAAGCTTTCAGTGAGAACCTGATGGCGTTTAGTATCTTCCAGAAGAAACACAAGGACGCTGTACTGTATTTGCACACTGATGCTACCGGTGGTGGTATTGGTTGGAACTTGT